GTGGTCAATGCGGCGAAGGCGCTGCCGCAGACTACGCAAAGCGCGATCTTCACCATTGTCGGAGGTCCGATTGAGATATTGAGTTTGACGGGCGAGGTGACTACAGTCATCCAGACCCAGGCAAATAGCATCGACATTGTGGCGAACCCGACGGCGGGAGTTGATACGGGTCTGGCGGCTGCGTTAAATATATCAGCGCACCCTGTCGGGACGTTTTACTCTATGGTGACGAGCATAACAACGGCGCTGGCATCCTATACGGGCGGAATCGGTCCGACGATGGGCGGCGTGTTTAGCGTGGTTGTTCCTGTTGGGGCAATAGAGGTCGGGGCGACGGCGTCGAATACCGGGAATGTCACATGGCGGCTTCGATATCGTCCGCTGCACCAGGGCGTGGTGGTGACGGCGAATTGATAGCGGTCGTTGCATTTTGTGCGCTTATCATCGGAGCGCCCCTTGTGTTGTCGGCGCGATATTACGACTTCACGGTGGCTCCGCGCGAGGCGGTGTTACAGATCGGGACGGCGGCGATTATGATCATTTGGTTGGTTGGATTGATCGCAAAAGGAGGGCGGGTGCTGTTTCCGGCTGGGTTCAATTATGTGCTGGTGCTGGTTCTGTTTTCCGGGGTTACGCTTTTGTGGGCTGTCAACCCATGGGAAGGCTTTCCACGTTGGTTGCATTGGGCGGTTGCGGTGGCGGCGTTGGTGATCGTGGGGAATCTACAAAGCAAGGGCGCGGTCCTGGGCACGATTTTCGCGAGTGGGGTGCTGGTCGCGCTTATAGGGCTTTTACAGTATTACGTCGGTTTGGATTGGTTCCTTCAGATACCGGGTGTCGAGCCCGCCAGTACGTTCGGAAATAAGGGGTTTGCTGGGCATTATGTCGCGTTTACGATTCCGGTCGGGCTGTATTTTGTTCGGTGGGGTCAATGGCGGGTCGCTGCCCTGATGATCGGCGGGTATGTCGTCGCGGGTCGTTATTTGCTTTTGGCTGATGTCAATGCGGCGTATTTGGGCCTTGGCGGCGCGGCGATCTGGTTGTTGATTTATCGGAGGCGATGGGCGGCGGTTGCGCTGGTCCTTGGCGCTGGTGTGGTGTTTTACTGGTTTCACCCACCGAACGAGCTGCCGGCGCGGCTTGAGTTATGGCGGAATGGGGCGAGGATGGCGATTGATCATCCGGAGGGGGTCGGGTTGAAAAATTACAAGATCATCTATCCGGCATACCATAAAGATCTTATTATCCAGACCGGAATGCATACGCAAGTTGAATATGCGCATAATGATTTTATCCAGTTTTGGGCGGAAGCGGGGTTTACTGGGGTTGCGCTACTGATCATGGCGATTATCGGCGTGCGGCGGGCGATATGGAGAAAAAACCCGATGAGCCCTTACGCTGTCGCGTCCCTGGTCTGTATGGCGGTGATCGCGGGGTTGAGTTTTCCGATGAATTTTCCGATGAGTCCGTTTATCGGGGCCAGTCTGGTCGGGGTGGCTGGATCGTGAAAATACTGGCACTGATTTTGAGCGCTGTTGGTTTAATCGGGTTGATCGTTTTCCATTCGGCGAGGTTGGAGGGGGAACGATATAGGCAGTTGGCGCGGCGGCTGGATATGTCGGGAAGGAACGATTTATTCCTGAGGGCGGCGCTGGAAGGGTTGAGGCGGAATCCGTGGAATGTCAGGCTACATGGTTACGCGGGTCACGCGCTGATGAACGAAAAGCGATATCCGGAGGCCCTGGCGCATTTAAAGATTATGAACCGATATTATCCATACGAGCTGAATGGCCTGGCGAATGCGATGTTTGCCAATTGGTATCTCGGGGATCGGGCGAAGGCGTTTGCCATAAGGGACCGGATCGCGGCAATAAAGCCGAGATATGTGGCGGGGAGGTGATGAGGTGAAGAAAATATTTGTTTTGATGATGGCTTTATTTGGGCTGGCGTTGCCGGTTCAGGGGGCAGTAACGCTGACGGATTTAACTCCGGTATCATCGGGCTTTATCGTCAATGCGGAATCGGCGGATTTTTCGGCGTGTGAGGAAATCAAAACGGCGGTGACAGGGAAGAGCATCTATATTGAGCGGATCTTAATAAGCAGTAATGCGGCGGTCAATGTTAAGGTCGGCGAGGGGGAAACGGCCGGGAATGTGACTACGTTGCGGGCCGGGCCGTTCTTTTTTGCGGCGAATACATCCGTTGTCCAGGATTACGGGTCGCGCCCGATCAAGTTGACGGCGGCGACGGCGTTGACGGTTGATGCAAGTGGAGCGGGACTGGTGACGGTTATCGTCCAGGGGTTTATAAAATAAAATGGCGATTGTTGAGACATTGAACCAGGAATGGCTGGAATATGTTTACACGCGCCCAATTTCGTTGACGGCTGGTAGGGGCGCGGTTGCGGTCGTGGCGGCTGCGAGGGCTGGGTTGCATAATGTGACTGCGGGGCGTGGCGCTGTGTCGATAGTCGGCACGCGGTCCGGGCCGGTCCAGGTAGTGTGTAACCGGGAAGGGGTCGGGGTTACGGCATAATGGCGGCGGATTTTACTTATAAGCAGGGCGAGGCGGATTCGGTTGTTTTGACCATAAAGGACAGCGCTGGAACGGCGATTGATGTAACGAGCGCAACGCTGACATTTACGGTAAAGCGGCGGGACAAAAGCGGGTCGGCGATCTTTACGGTGGCGGATACATCGTTTTCAGCGAAGGGGTCCGGGACGGCGACGATGGCGGTATCGGCAACGAATACGAACCAAACTATAACGGGCGAGAAGGAGCAGTTTGTCGGGGAGTTGAAGATCGTGTCCGGGGCGAATACCTATAAGTCGGAAGATTTGATTTTCGAGATCCAGCGGGCGGTGGCGTGATGAAGCGAGTCCTTGTTACAGGTCCAACGGTTGAGCCTGTCAGTATTGCGGCGGCAAAAGAACATTCGCGCGTGTCATACGATTTTATCGAAGATGATAATTACATTGATTCGCTGATAAAGGTCGCGCGGGAATATTCGGAGCAGTATTTAAAGCGGAAGCTGATCACCCAAACATGGAAAATTTACCTTGATGCGTGGCCGGCGGGCGATATCGTTCTTCCCTGGGGAAACCTGCAAAGCGTGACCCATGTGAAATATACGGATACGGACGGGACGCAAACGACGTGGAGTAGTTCGACGGAGTATAGTGTTGATACGGCGAGCGAGCCAGGGCTGATCAAGCTGAAATACGGGAAGGCGTACCCGACGGCGAGCCTGGGGCCGGATAATCCTATTGAGATCCAATTTGTTTGCGGATATGGGGATAATTCGGATAGTGTGCCGAATGCGATTTTACAGGCGATCTTGATTCAGATTTCCGATATGTACGAGAACCGGGAAGATGTCGTGATCGGCATGACGGTCACCGCGTCGCTGAAGGTGGTCAAAAAATTGCTATTTCCCTGTATCCTTTGGGGGCTGGTGAGCGGATGAGGGCGGGCGAGTTACGGCATAGGGTCGCGATACAGGAGCAGACCGATACGACAGACGGCATGGGCGGATTTACCACGGCCTGGGCTGCTGTTGCCGGCATGAGTTCGTTGCCAGCGGCGATATGGCCTCTGAAATCAAAGGAGCGGCTGGAAAATTTAAAGCTGGAAAGCGAGGTCACGCACCGGATCAGGATCAGGTACGTTTCCGGGGTTACTTCGAAGATGCGGGTCTATTGGGCGGAGAAATCGAGGACGTTCAACATCATCGGAACTCCGATCAACCCGGATGAGCGGAATATCATGCTGGAAATGATGGCCACGGAGGAAGTGTGACCGAATTAAGGAGCTTGATAGATGATTTCTACTCAGCGGCTGCCGAAGTGGAGCAGGCAGGCAGGGTTGTTTTAGCAGACCCCACAATACCCGAAGAGCTAAAAAATATGGTGCGGCGCGAAATGCGGAATAATGCACACTGCTTGGAAATAGTAAAAAAGGCAGTATATGATCAGGGAATGGAACGATAGGGCGTTATTGAATGCGGTCGGGAATGCGGTCCGGACGGCTTCGAAAGAGGGTGCGGATCTGGTGGCGGCGCGGGCGCGGGATCTGGTGCCGGTGGTGTCGGGGGATTTGAAAGCGTCAATACAGGTCCAGGAGATCAAGGGCAAGCGTCCGGGCTGGATGGTGAGCGCAAGCGGGTCGGCTGATAAGTATTATGCGTCTTTTGTCGAATTGGGAACTGTAAAAATGAGCCCGCGCCCTTTCCTGCGTCCAGCACTGGCGGCAAGCAAGGGCAGGGTTTACGAAAGATTCAAGGATAGGCTGTGAACGCGCTTTTTACCGGGATCTATAATCTTTTTATAAGCGATACGGGGCATGCTTTCTACACTGGTACCGGGGGACGGTTTTATCTGAATAAGGCGCCACAGGCGGCGACGTTCCCCTATTGCGTTTACCATCTGATAGCGGCGAATGATGAGCTGGATTTTGGTGAGGAAAACGAGGTCTTTCAGGTCCAGTTCGATGTTTTCACACAAAACAATTCGGCGTTGAGTGCCGGCACGCTACTGGCGGGGTTGAAATCGCGGTTTGATGATTGTGCGTTGACGGTGTCAGGGTGGCGGCATATATACATGGTCAGGGAATTTGTCGCGCCGAATAATGATCTGACGGAAGTGCCTCCGATCATGGGGTATAGCGTGCAGTATGAAATTATGCTGGAAAAGGCGAAATGATAAAGTTGAATTTGGGCTGCGGCGATAAAAAGATCGATGGGTATGTCAATATCGACATGCGGCCGGAATGCTGTCCGGATGAGGTCTGCAATATTGGGGCTATGGGTTTGCGATATCCGGATAGTAGCGTTGATGAGGTCCGGGCATTCGACTTCTTGGAGCATATCGAAATGATTGATTGTGTTTTCGTGATTCGGGAAATTTACCGGGTTCTAAGGCATGGGGGCCGGTTTGAACACTTTACGCCGTCTACTGATGGGCGCGGGGCGTTTATGGATCTGACGCATCGGTCATTTTGGAATATCAATACATGGTTGTATTTCACCCATGAGGTTTGGCGGGCGCTTTACGGCTATAAGATGAATTTCCGGGTGATCGAGTTACGGGATATCATTACGGATAATGCGTTACGGATTATTCATACATACGGAGTATTTGAGGCGGTGAAATGAGGGGCGTATCAATTATAATCCCGGTTATCAGGCCGGAAAAAGCGGCGGAAACGGTCAAGGCGATTGAGCTAAATTCCGGCGAGATCCCTTATGAGATTTTAGCTGAAATGGACCATGGGCGGATCGGGTGTCCGCGCATGGTTGAAAAACTGGCGGCGGAGGCGAAATACGAGCTTGTCATGTTTTTGGGGGATGATACGATTCCGGAGGCTGGGTTCCTGCGGGCTGCGGTTGAGGAAATGGCAAAACTGCCGGATGGATGGGGAGTGATTGGACTAAATACAGAAGACCCGCGCGGGTCGAACCCGTTGGCCCATTGGTTGGCGGATAAACGGATCCTGGCACATATTCCTGGAGGCGAGTTTTTTCCGATCGATTATCGGCATTGTTGGGGAGATAATGAGCTGCGGGATATCGCGGAGGAGTTGGGGCGATGGGGTTTTGCGGAGGGCTCTCGGATCAGGCATAACCATCCGATTAATAAAACGGCGGAGTGGGATGCTGGATATAAGGCGGCATATACGGATGATAATCAGAGGCATGACGAGCTGACCTATTACCGGAGGAAGATCGCGCGGCACCGGGCGGCGGCGGTCGATGGGGTCAGGCTGGGGGTAGGGAGACCTCTCACGGACGAAAAAGCCTATCATAATTTTTTCTACTCCTGGGAGGCGATTGAAAAACCCGATTATGAGCTTTTCATATCCAGGCACCCAGGCAAGCTGGATCAGGTGCGGAATGATATCATCCTGCAGGCGTTGCGGGCTGGGGTTACGCATTTGCTGATGATCGATACGGATCAAATTTTGTTCGATGAGAAAATGATTGAGAAAATGCTGGCTCATGAACTCCCTATTGTGTCGGCGATTGTATGTCGGAGATACCCACCTTTTGATCCGATCCTATTCCGGCATAATGGTGATGGGATGTCGATGCCTGTCGATTTTAATGAGATCGAAAGTGCGATTGAGGCGGGCGGGATTGTCGGGGCTGATGTGACGGGCATGGGTTGTGTGTTGTTCGATATGGATGTTTTCACTGAAATTGAGAGGCCCTGGTTCAGGTTGCCGGAATACGGGGAGGCTGGGCCGGGCGAGGATATCTATTTTTGGAATAAGGCGCGGGCGGCTGGGTTCAAGATCCTGGTCGATTGTTCGATCAAAATTGAGCATATCACGGTGATGGGGATCGGGTTTGAAACGCATAGGCTGTTTAGAAAATTAATGGAGGGCATGAAAAATGGCGGGAGAGAGCAAGAGCGGACATAAATGTAAGGTAACGCTGGGCGCCACGCAGATTCTTGGCATCGGTACATGGTCATGGTCGGGGTTCTCAAAGGAATTGCTGGAAGATGTGGAATTTGGGGACAGTTATGATGATTATGTGGCTGGGCTGATGCGATGCGGAACAATCGCTTTCAGCGGGAAATACAAAAAGGATGATACGACCGGGCAGGATTATTTGAGGTCGTGTTTGCTGAATGATTTGACCCTGACGAGTCTGCGGCTTTATGCCGATTCGGTGTCGTACTTTACGCCGAATTCGACGACGGCGGTTGGCGGCGGCCTGCCCGCTGAAACGCCGGTCGGTCATGTTAAGGTTACGTCGATTGATACGACCTTCGATAAAGGCGCGTTGGGCGAGATATCCTTTACGGCGCAAGTTTGTGCGGCTCCCCTACGTCTTATCTAAGGGCGCGGCTGGGTTGGGTGGCATCCGTGGTTAGGCGCCCCTTCTGCGGCATGATCCGCCCTTCCTGGCCCGATCCTTTTTTCATGGGGCGCGGTAAAGGGGCGTGAAATATGCGGATAATGAAGCCGGTCGAGCGTTGGTTCCCCACTCCAAAAGATCCGGATAAGTCGGAAGTATTGATCCGGCACTTACTACCGGGTGAACTACTTGACACTATAAATGAAGCATCGAATCAGGAAACGCGGTACGTGATCCAGGAGGGCGAGGCGGATTTGCGGCCGGAAATGATATCAAGGTCAAAGCCGGGCGAGATTCAGCGGCGTCAATACCTGATGGCGGTCCGG